GTGCTGCCGCACCGCAACGGGGCGCCGCACGTGTTCCGCAGTGGTCGCCTGATGCATTGGGGCGGGGACAACGTGCCTTGCTATCTCACGTCAGACCCCTCGCTCTGGGTTGCCGGTGAGCTGCTGCTGCGCTTGAAAGGCACGAATTGGCAAACATCGTAAGCATGTCGTCTGCCAAGCCCGAAGCGGGCGAGGACGGCGCCGAGCGCATTCGGAAGATGGTGCGCGAGTATCTCGACACGATGGAAGAGGCCCGCGACCGCTCGGCCCTGGCGCGCGACTACTACGACGGCAAGCAATGGACGCGTGAGGAGATTGCGACCCTCAAACAGCGCGGCCAGCCTCCGATTGTGTTCAATCGGATCAAGAGGAAAGTGGACTCGATTTTGGGCGTCGAGCGCAACAGGCGCACCGATCCCAAGGCTTACCCACGGACACCACGCGACGAGCAAAGCGCCGACATCGTAACGCAGGCGCTGCGCTTCGTGAGCGACCAGACCAGGCTGAACAACATATTCTCAGGCGCTTTCGAATGCGGGATGATCGAGGGCGCTGGCGCTGCTGAAGTCATCATGGACGGGCCTGAGGATATCAAGGTCAACCTGATCCCGTGGGACGAGTTCATCTTTGACCCGCGCTCGAGCCGTCATGACTTCTCGGATGCTCGCTATCTGGGCGTCCTGAAGTGGATGGACGCTGACGACGCGATCAGCTTGTACCCCGACAAGGGCAAGGAGATTGAGGCGGGCATTACGGGCAGCGAGAAATCTTTCGTTGCGGATCAGTCTGTAGACGACAAGCCGTCATCTGGAACGTGGATCGACCGCAAGCGCCGGCGCGTCCAGGTCTGCCAGCTCTATTACAAGCAGGGCGCCGAGCATAACTACGCGGTGGTTGTCGGATCCACGCTCGTCATGGACGGGCCATCGTATTATTTGGACGAGAAGGGCAAGACTGTCTGCCCCATCGAGGCGTTCAGCGCGTACGTGGACCGCGAGAACGCCCGTTACGGCGTTGTCCACGACATGCGCGGGCCGCAGGACGAGATCAACCACAGGCGCTCCAAGGCCGTCCACTTCCTGCACTCCCGGCGCGTCATGGCCCAACAGGGCGCGGTGGCTGATGTGGGCCAGGCCAAGCGCGAGATTGCCCGTCCTGACGGCTGGGTGGAAGTTGTCGACCCGCAAGCCGTGCAGGTGCTGGACACAGCGCAGGAAACGACCGGCAACCTGAACATGTTGCAGGAGGCGAAAGCCGAGATTGACCTTCTCGGGCCGAACAACGCGCTTCAGGGCAAGGGCACGGAAGGCGAAAGCGGCCGCGCCATCATCGCGCAGCAGCAGGCAGGGCTTGCAGAGCTCGCGCCGCTCTATGACCGCTTCAATGATTTCAAGTTGCGCGTCTACCGGGCGACATGGGCCAGGATCAAGCAGTTCTGGAAAGCCCCGAAGTGGGTGCGCATCACGGACGATGAGCAGGCGACGCAATTTATCGGGCTGAACCAGGTGCAGGTGGACCCGATGACGGGCCAGCCGATGGTGCAGAACGCTGTGGCGCAGATGGACGTGGACGTGATCCTCGAGACGGGACCGGACACGGTCACGTTGCAGTCGGAGGAGTTCGAGCAACTCGCGCAGATCATGCCGCAACTGGCCGCGCTGCCGCCGCCTTACGCGCTGGCGCTGATCGAGGCGAGCAGCCTGCCGGCGCAGCGCAAGAAGAAGATGACGGAGCTGTTGTCGGGCGGTGGCGAGCAAAGCCCCGAGGCGCAGGCGATGGCGCAGAAGCAGGCGCAGATGCAGGAACGCGCTGCAATGGCCGAGATTGCGACAAAGGAAAGCTCCGCCGCGCTGAACATGGCGAAGGCGCAGAACGAGGGCGCGCTTGCGCAATCCAACATTGAGCTAGAGCGCGAGCGGATGACGGCCGAACAGGTCAAGGCGCAGGGCGAGACAGCTATCAAGGCGCAGGAACTACAGATCAAGCAGCAAGAGCTGCAATTCAAGCTGGCCGAACTGGACCTCAAGCGGGCCGAACTCGGGCTGAAGCAGCAGGAACTGGCGGCGAACGTCGAGATGGAACGCGAGCGTTCCGCGCTGACCGAGCGCATGGCCGACCGTCAGGCGATGGCAGAGGACAACCGCGCGCAACGCGAGGCGTCGAAGCCGAAGGAAACCGAGAAGCCGGACAAGAGCGGGGATGCTGTGGGCATGGGCCTGCAAGCCCTGGCTGCGGCACTAAGCAAGCCTAAATCAATCGTCCGTGGTGCGGATGGCAAGCCGATAGGGATTGAATAATGAGCAAGGGCAATACCTTCGAGAACGATCTGCTTTTGTTGATCTTCAACAACACCGCAGCGGCGCTCATTGGTGACGCATCGGGCCTGCAACCGTCAGCTACGGCGGGCTCGCTCTATGTGTCGCTGCATACGGCCGACCCGGGCGAAGCTGGAACCCAGACCACGAACGAATGCGCTTACACGAGCTATGCGCGGGTCGCTGTCGCACGCTCTGGCGCTGGCTGGACGGTGTCGGGCAACGCCGTGACCAACGCTGCGCTTGTGCAGTTCCCGCAATGCACGGGCGGTTCCGAGACGGCGACATACTTCGCGATTGGCACGGCATCGAGTGGCACGGGCAAGGTGCTGTATCGCGGTGCGTTGTCGGCTTCGCTGGCGATAAGTAGCGGAATTCAACCACAATTCTCCGCCGGTGACTTGGACGGCACCGAAGACTGAATTGAGGCGAGATCAGCATGGCTGGCTTCCGCAACCTTCGCGCATGGACCGACGCGGACAACGCTGGGCAATGCCACTTCACCAGCTTCCGCAAGGCTGTCTCATCGACGGCCACGACGACGAGCGCATGGATTGATTACAGCTACTTTCCGGGTGCGCCGACTGCCAACTTCTACGCATCCTCACCGCTTGAAGCAGCCTATGTGGATGCAGCGCGCGGCATCTACGTCCCGACCGTAACGCCTGCAACGCAATGGCTGCGCAACCTGAAGCTGATGAGCGCGGCGAGCAGCGCGACAAGCACGACGAGCGGGCGTCAGCAAATCGTTCTCGCTGACCTGCTGATGTACTATCCATTCGTGGATACCGATGCGGTAGGCGAACAGCAGGGCATGATTCAGACGGTGTCGCTGCCTCGCTACACAAGCGGCAGGGTCATAGCGGTGGGTCAGTCGGCGTCATCGACCACGGGCCAGTTCACGTTCAGATACACTAATCAGGACGGCACGGCAGGACGGACAAGCCAAAACCATTTCACCTTCGCGGTGGCTGGTGGCGGTCAGGTGGTGGCCTCAAGCGTTCAGAGCGCCACAAGCTATCACCCGTACCTGTCGCTCCAAGCTGGTGACAGCGGCGTGCGGTCTATTCAGTCGGTGACCTTCACGGCGGGCGGCGGCGGGCTGATGGCGCTGGTCATCGTGCAGCCTATCCTTGAGTGCTTCGTGACGCAGGAAAGCCGCAGGACAACGACTGGCAACCTTGAGAGCTACGGCGCGTGCGACGAGTTCGCCTCGGTCATCAATCACAGGCCGCGCCAGATCAAGGACGGCGCAGTGCTTAACCTTTTCGCAGCCGGTCACGCCGGTTCGCTCGCCTCATCGATCCTGGCGGGTATTCTCGAAACAACGTGGAACTGACGCATGGGCTGGTCTTCACAGGACGACCTAATCAACCAGATCACGACCAACGGCAAAACAGGCAACGTCTATTCCAACAAAACCCTTTCATCTGCCGGAACGGCTGGTCACTGGACGCTGCTTGCTGGCCATGCGGGCTTTCCTGCGGCTGCGACGTTTGCGGGAGCGGACCTCACCTACGTAGCGACCAATGACACATGGGGCGAGGGAACGCTTTATCATGGTGGCAACGTCTCGACAGCGACGAAGCACTTCCTGACGGCTGGCGCGACAGTGGTCGCGGCTGCGGGTGCGCCGTGGTATCTGATGGCGATTGACCTCGTTGGCTATGTGCCCTTGTCGGGAACCAACGTTTCGACCACGGGCACAAAGACCGTGACCATGACGGCGATTTCCAACACGGGCAGCACGGGTGATCGCTACGCCAATGGCGCCGGTCTTCAAATGTTCGTGGCGGCTGACACGGCGCTAGGCGCCAACGCGCCGACCTGCATTGTCAACTATCTGGACACGGGCGGCGGCGCTGGTGCGACTACCACATTCACAAGCACGGCCTCGCTCGGCGTGGGTCAACTGCTCAACTCTGGGACTGCGGCCAACAAGTACAACCCGTTCCTTCCGCTTGCGGCGGGCGACACGGGTGTGTCCGACATCGTCTCGCTGGTCTGGGCGGGTACGGCGCACGCTTCCGGCACGGTCATCATCGGCCTGTGCCGGCCGCTGTGGACGATCCCTGTCCCTGCGACCGGCCTTTACACAAAGCTGGACTTCGTGAACGCCTTCCCGTCGCTGCCGCAAATCAAGGACGGGGCGAACATCCAGTTTCTCATGTTCCAGACCGGCGCCACGACATCGGGCGGCACGATTATGGCCGACTTCGATTGGGGATATGGCGGCTAATGGATAAATCTCTGCTCGACATCATCAACGATTTCGCAAGCTGGCGGGGCAACCTGTTCACCCTGGCCGCGCTTCTTATTGCGCAGAATACGGAACTGGTTAAACAGCGCCTGATCGATGCGGGCTTTCAGGAAGCAGCGGATGCGCTCTAATGGCTTTGCTCCAGAACGGCTTCCGCGACGCATCGGCGGGCGTTCGTATCTTCGGGGCGACACAGAGCAACAACGCTTATCCGCCTGCGCTGCAGAGCAACAACGACAAGGCGGGACCGCGTCGTAACATCTTCACGGCTCAAGGCTATTCGGCCAAGTCGGGCATTCCGAGCGGCCACTTGCACCCGTCAAGCTGGATGCTGCCGCAGAAGCCTGGCGGTCTGTCCAGCCACTCCGAAAGCATCGGCGTAGCAAGCTGGTCTGGCGGGATCGCTGCGGGCCGGAACATCGTCGGCACGTTTGATGGCGCTGCGACGTTCACCGGTACGGGCCAGCTCGTTGTTTCGGGTGTCGGCTCGTTTGCTGGTATCGGGGCCTTCGCAGGCAACGTCACGGCGGCGCTGGGTGCGGTTGGATCGTTCGCGGGTGTTGCTGCCTTCACTGGCACTGTGCTCGCCAAGGGCAATATCGTGGGCGCGTTTACGGGTGTCGCAAGCTTCGAGGCGATCCGGTACGCGTCAGGCTCGCTGGCTGGGTCATTTGCGCCGGCCATCACACTGGAGGCGCAAGGTTTCTCGTCCTACCTGCTCGATCAGGAAGACGTTGAGACGGGCCTGACACTGAGGCAGGCGCTGCGTCTGGTGACGGCGGCGACGGCGGGCAAGATTTCAGGCGGCGGGACGGCGACCATCACCATACGGAACGCGGTGGCTGATGGTGCAAACCGCATCGTCGCGACGGTGGACACGGACGGCAATCGAACCGCCATAACCTACGACCTCGACTAATGGCTAATTTTTTCTCAGCCGACTACTGGAAAGCGCTCTACTTCAAAGCGGCGGGCGGGCAGGAAACTGCAACCGACCCAAACGCGATGTCGGGAAGCTTTGCGGGCTCGTCAGAGTTCACCGCGACGCTGTCAGGTCAGGGTACTGAAGAAGTCCAGTCGCGCTCACAAGGCGGCTTTGAAGACCCCTATTATTACAAGAAGCGCAAGAAGAAGAAGCAGCCAGAGCCTGTCTCGAAGGATTTCGGGGACAAGTGGCAACCGCCAACGCCACGGCCGGCAATCCCGCCGCTGGCAGCGCAGCAGATCATCGCGCGCCCGGATGCAGCATTCGCGAGAACGCAGGCCGCGATTGTCGCAGCGCTTGAGCAATACGACCGGCAACGCGCCGAGGCATTGGCCCGCGCGGCGCAGGAACAGGAAGACGAGGACGAAGCGATCATGCTGCTGCTCGCGGCGTAACGCTTCCGACATTCAAGAGATGAACGACCCGCCCTGATCAGGCGGGTTTTTTCGTACCCGCCGCCGGGGTCAACGGGCGTCAAACAGGACGCCGCTGTTTCGGGCGATTGCGTGACGACGACGAAAGGTCGAACGATGAGCGATGAGAAGCTGAACTTTCTGGACGAAGCTGACGAACCGGCCGCCGCTGCGCCTGAGCCATCCGCTCCGGTCATCGAAGCCGAGAAGCCAGCCGCACCGGAGCCCGAGCCGCAAGGCGATGGCAGGGCGCGCGATCCGGAAACAGGGCGTTTCGTCCCCATCTCCGCGCTTCTAGACGAGCGCGACAAACGACAAGCCGAGACCCGCAAGCGGGAAGAACTCGAGCAACAGCTACAACGCTACCAGCAACCGCAACAGCCTGAGCAGATACCGACTGACCCTTCGGGGATCATCCAGTATGCGCTCGCTGAACAGCAGCGGATCGCCTTCAACGAACGCCTCAACACATCCGAGCTGATGGCCCGACAGGCCCACGGCGAGGACATCGTAAGCGAGGCGCAACAGGCGTTTCTTGCCGCTGTCGGTCAGAACCCGATGCTGCAACAGCAACTGCAAGGCCAGATCCATCCATACGACTTTGTCGTCAAATGGCACCGCCAGCACAAGCTGATGTCAGAGATCGGGCAAGACCCGGAAGCCTGGCGCAAGAGCGAAGCCGAAAAGATCCGCGCGCAGGTACTGGCTGAACTTCAGGGCCAAGGCGTCTCGCCGGCCCCATCGTCACAGCAACCCCCGCCGAGTGTGGTCGGAAGACCAGCGGCAGCGAGAGCGGGCGCGGTTCCTACGGGACCGGGCAACGCTTTCGATAACCTCTTCAAAGGATAACCAATGTCAGAAGTCATGCTGGCTTCTGCTTCTGAGAAACAGAAGTGGATCAGCCAATACTACGCTGAGTATGTCCGCGCGTCCGGCTTCAAGCCGTACATGGGCCGCTCGTCGTCATCCATCATCATCGCCAAGTACGAGCTTCAGGAAGAAGCGGGAAAGACCATCAACATCCCGCTGATCACGAAACTGGTCGGCCAGGGCGTGAGCGGGGCAACCATGCTCGACGGCGCCGAGGAAGAACTCGGCAACTACAACTGCGCAATCTCCGTCGATTGGCGCAGGAACGGCGTGCGCGTGCCGAAATCGACCAGCTACAAGACCGAGATTGACCTGTACGGCGCCGCGAAGGACATGCTGCGCCAGTGGGAAGCGGAGAAGCTGCGTGACGATGTCATCACGGCTATGCTGTCGGCTGTCACGACTGGCGACACGACTGTCACGCTTGCAAGCTCGTCGGCTGCGAACCGCAACGCTTACGCGGCTGCGAACGCTGACCGCCTGCTTTTCGGCAAGCTCAAGTCGAACTACTCCGCGACGTGGGCGACCGCCACGGCGACCCTCGACACGACCGACGACAAATGCACGGTTGCGTCGATGTCGCTGGCGAAGCGTATCGCCAAGTCGGCTGACCCCCATATCCGCCCGTACAAGACAGCGGACGGCAGGGAATACTACGTGGCGTTCCACGGCGCGCGGACGTTCCGCGACCTGAAGGCCGACACCACGATGACGCAAGCGAACCGTGAGGCTCGCTCGCGTGAAGGCAACGGCATGGATGACAACCCGATCTTCCAGGACGGCGACCTCCTGTATGACGGGATCATCCATCGCGAAGTCCCGGAGATCGATGACGTGTCATCGACCGGCACCTACAACCTGACCAACGCCGGCGCTTCTGGAACAACGGACGTCCGTCCGGTGTTCCTGTGCGGCGCGCAGGCTGTCGGCATCGCATGGGGTCAAGAGCCG